AAACCTAATTGTTGTTTGACAATGGTTTCCTCTTTTTGGTAATATGGTATACTAAGACGTGAGTAATAGATTGCATTATTGTATGAATCAGTCACAACTTTTACTACATTGTTATCATGTCTTTTGTCCGAATAAAAATCTAATTCAACGTATGCATTAGTTATCCCACTATTTGCATGAGAGTGTATAAGTGTATCGATTGCTTCAGGGTCAATCAGGGGTTCGTCACCTTGTATATTCACAAAGATATCTCCGTCAATTAAATCCAAAGCCTTTGCACACCTATCTGTTCCAGTTCTACATTCTTCGTCAATCACAATACATCTCATATCATTGACCGAACAGTATTGTGAAATTCTAGTGTCGTCTGTTAACACTATAACACTATCGAGTAGTTTTGATTGAGTTGCCTGATTGTATACTCGGTGAATCATTGGGAGTCCGAGTATTTCTTTTAGGGGTTTACCTTCGAATCTTGTAGAATGATATCGTGCTGGAATTAATCCAACAACGAGATTAGATTCTTTATCGACTCTAGCGATACTTCGCATTCAACTTCTCCATAACCATATTTTGCATGTATAAAATCTACACCTGCTCTGTTTGCACAAAACATATCTGATTGCATATCTCCAACGTAGTATGTTTCGTGTGGGTCAACATTACAGAATGCCATAGTATTTAGTAATTGGTCAGGAGCTGGTTTACCTCTCAGACCTTGTTTAGGTGAACAGATATAATCAAACTTTGGAAACTTCTTTCCGTCCAGTATAAGACTTGCAATAACTTTTTTTACTCTTACGATATCTTTAGAAGTGCAAATTGCAATCTTATATCCTTTTTCTTTTATGTGTTCTAGTGTTTCGATTGCACCTTCGTATATCTCAACTTCGTCAATAACCATATTTGATGCCTCGTCATAGGTGTCTTTGATTCGTTGTTGTGACTCAGTGAGTCCTAACTCGTCCAGTATATCAAAGAATGGTTTACCGATATGTTTTCTATATTCGTCAAAGGGGACTTCTATCTTGTGGTGAAGTCTAACAATATCCCAAGACATTTCCATATTCTTTAATGAATCAATAAGGACTCCGTCTAAATCAAATGCAATGAGTTTCTTCATTTAACGAGGTGGTCTTCAGTAAGTATTCTGAATCCGTATCTCCTATCTCTACAATAATTATCTGCAGCTTTGAATTTTGCTTGATTAACTAGATATGTTGCAACCTCATTTAGATATCTTTTAGTTCTTCTTTGAGGTTCTTTAGGTGGGGATAACTGTTTCTTTGGTTTCACTTCTATGATTTCACGAACAGTTTGACCTTTATTATTGACATACTTTATATAGAAGTCAGGAAAGTATCTATGAACCTTTCTATCAATAGGTGACTTATATGGTATGATAATCTCTTCACTTCCCCATTCAATTATGTTAGGATTGTTATCACAATACACCATAAAACGTCTTTCCCATAAAGACCTATAGAATATCTTTGTAGGGTCGCCCTTATATTTTTTGTAATTTTTGGGTTTGAACTTGCCTGAATAACTTTTTCTAGACATAAATAACACTAGTAATCATAATTTTTAGTATTTAGGTTCAAAAAACATGCCAAGTATAGACAAACTATTAAACAAAGTAAACCAAGCAACCAGTGCCGTAAAATCACTTAAAGGTATCAAAAGTAAATTTGAAGGTCAGAAGTATGAAGGAACATACGCAAAAGACATGCTTGCATCACAAAAAGCAAAAGCAGAAAAGTTATTAGACGATAGACGTGCTTCTTTACAAGCAAACCTAAATGCTTCTAATATTGCAAAATCTGCTTCGAAGAAATCACCAGTTTTAAAAGAAATAGAATTACAATATCCACTAAGTGAAGACTTAGATTCATTTATCATATTTCAAACAAGACCAAGAAAGGCACATGATGGTGCAAATGCAAAAAATTTGTTCAGTGGTGAAGAAACTGCAACTATAGCTTTATATGCACCTGATACTTTATCTTTCGATACTAAAGTGACATATGAACAAGAAAGTGTTGGTGCAAATGCAAGAAATCTTATTGATACTTTTGACGGAGGTGGTAATGGTATACAAGCATTTGGAAGTGGATTAGAAGAAGCCTTCCAAGGTGCATTATCAACTATGTCAAACGCTGCAACTGGTGGTATTAAAAACTTTGTTCAAGGTAAAGCAAAAAACCCTATGGAAGAACAATTTTTTAAAGGTGTTGAATTTAGAAGTCATTCATTTAGTTATGAGTTTTATCCAAAGAGTGCCGATGAAGCAAGAACTGTAGAAAATATTATATGGACTTTTAAAACTGCAATGTTGCCTGATACTTTTGGTAATGCAGAAGCAGACGGAGCTGCAGAATCATATTTTAATTATCCAAACATTTTTGATATCTATTATGAAGGTGCAATTGCACAACACATGGAAGATTTCTTACCTTGTTATTTAACAGATTGCACTGTATCACATTCAACAAAATTATTTGAAGACGGATATCCAGTATCAACAGAAATGGGTTTAGAATTCACTGAACTAAAAGTTATAACACAAGAAACATTCCAACAAATCACTAAGTCAGAAAAAAGTAAAGATATTGGTGGTGGTCAATCTTCTCTTGCATTAGGAAGAGATAGTTATGAGAAGGTGGAAGGTTCAGGTATTTTTGGAAGTAATGTTGGTGCAGACAAAATTAGAAGCAATGATGGACAATTATCTAGACCTAAACAGCCTGGAGGTAATGGATAATGGCTACACAACTATTTAAAAACTTCCCCGAAATTCAATACACTTTAGATAGTGGTAAAGTAATTACCATAAAAGATTTCTTTAGAAAATCTAAAATAGAACAATCTGCAGTTAACAGTATTATTGATTATGAATACTTAGAGTTAATGGAAGGAGATAGACCTGATGTTGTTGCAACAAAACTTTATGGTGACGGAGATTTACACTGGACTTTCTTCTTAGTTAATAACTGGAATAACTATTATGAGTGGTGGAAAGATAACCAAGAGTTTGAACAATATCTAAACAAGTATTATTCAGGTCAGTATCTAACTGCATACAACAAAACAGATATCGTAGGTGCAAGTAATAAGTTTTTATTAGGTGAAACTGTTTCGTGTTTAAGAGATGGTGTCACAATCGAAGGTGTAGTAAATGAAGTGCAACCTAACTTTGCAAGAATAGGAATTGAGGGTGGAGAATTCAGAGGTGGTGAACAGGTCACTGGTGATGTAAGTGGTCACTCACTAACTATTAAAGACGCAATTAGAAAGTTAGACGGAACTGCATATTATTATAACGGAAACCACAAATCAAATGTTTTCTCTAATGGTATGTTTGAGAAATCAATCTATGATGACGAATGGGAAAGGAACGAAGAGAAAAGAAGTATTAAAGTGATTAAACCTCAATACGTAAGAAGAGTGGTTCGAGAGTTTAATAGAGTAATGAGTGCATAATGTCCACAAAAGGAAATTTTAAAGCTGGTGAATTCAGTATTGAATCACTTGCAATCGTAAACCAAGATAACGAGTCTGTAGACATAACAGACCTCACTATGGGGGTCACGTTATTTGAATCAATCTATAATAAATTTATTACAGGTAATGTAAACGTTTTAGACGGATTGAATCTATTAGGAAACTATAGATTTACTGGACAAGAATTTATACGTATTTCAGTTGCACAAAAAGAAGGTCTTGGTCAAGAACCCGAAAAGAAATATACAATCGATAAAACTTTTAGAATCTATAAAGTTGAAAATATAAAAAGAGCAAAAGAAGCTTCTCAAATGTATCAACTTAGATTTTGTGACCCAAGAATGTTCTTCTGTAGAAAGAAACGTTTAAGTAAAATGTTTAGGGGTTCATACGAAACAATGTTGCAACAAGCATTAATTGAAGATGCAAAAATTAAACCACAAGAGTTCGATTGGTTTGAAGAAACAGAACCAAAAAACTTACAATTCATATGTCCTAACTGGACTGTTTCGAAGTTTATTGATTACGTAGTTAACGAAGCAAACATTGGTGAACAAGCAGAATGGAAGAATGGTATGTTTTTCTTTCAAACACTAAATGGTGGATTTAGATTTAGTTCGATTGACACTATGTTAAAACGTGAGTTCCCAGTTCCATTTTCATACAGACCAAGAAGTGGGGAAGAAACTGAACTCTTAGATTTAAATGCAAAAGGTGGTTTAAACTCTCAGATAAAATCTTTTTACATACCACAACAATTTGATACACTTAGAGGAACAGCTAAAGGTGCATATTCTTCTATGCAGAAAACATATGACCCAATCAGAAAACAAGAGGTTGAGTTTGTATATGATTTAGAGAAGACAATGAAACGTGGTAAACATTTATCAGGACACCCTTTAATAAGAACAGGTGAAATGGAAAAGTCATTGACAACTGAAAATCAAATTGACCCATTGATATCACCACCAGTGACAGAAGTTGATATTGACTTTGCACCAAACGAATCATACGATAGTAATGTTAGATATGATTTTACAAGTTCACACTTATTTGACAATGAAGATACACTAGGAAATGACGAAGTGTTTCAAGGATACAAGTCAGTTGATAATGCAAGATTGGAAAGACGTGCATTAATGGAAATACTACAACAAAACAAAATCGTAGTGACCATTCCTATGAGAACAGATTTAACAGTGGGTAATGTTATTCAATTAGAAATACCACAACCCGAACCAACAAACAAAGAAGACAAATTAAATGACGGAAGATATCTTATAACTGATTTATCAATCATAATGAGTGTGCCTAATAAACAAGGTGAAATGCATCTAGAGTGTGTTAAAGAAAGTTTTGCAAATAAGATTGTTGACGTAAAACCATTACAAGAAGTAGAACCTGCGGAAGAAATATAGTGAAACATTTTTTTGGAATAGTAGAAGACAGACATGACCCATTGAAGATAGGAAGGGTTCGTGTTCGTGTCCATGGAATTCATTCAGATAATAAATTAGAATTATCTACACCTGATTTACCATGGGCTCAAGTATTACTTCCAACAACTGCTGCTGGTTTGTCAGGTATAGGAATACAACATGGTTTGGTAGAAGGTGCAACAGTCTTTGGATATTTCAGAGACGAAGCATGTCAAGACCCAATCATATTTGGTGTTGCAACTGGTATACCACAAACTGGTTATAAAGTTGATGCATTCGGAAATGAATTATCAAGAAGTGTTGATAAAGGTTTTAATGACCCACGTAGATTAACAGTTGCAGATTATGAAGGAACACCTGATGCACCGAACCCCGAACAGGATTCAAGACGACCACATGGTCTAACAAGTGCAATCGATACACAACCTAAGTCACCAAAAGAAATAACAATTAATTATGATGCAACAGGTTCAACTATTACAGAGGGAGAAATCACTGAAGATATGCTTCCCTATTACCCATTATACACTGGAGAGTCAGACGTGTCAAGTATTGCACGTGGTGATTCAACTGTAGATAAAAAGATTGAGATAGAAGGACATACATTCCCCGACTCAGTTGCAGAACCAGTATATCCATATAACAAAGTGTATCAATCTGAGTCAGGTCATGTCATAGAGATAGACGATACAGTTGGTAAAGAAAGACTTTCACAATATCATAGGTCAGGAACATTTCAGGAAGTTCACCCTGATGGAAGTGTAGTGCAACGAATCGTAAATGATAACTTTCAAGTAGTTGCAAAAGACGATAAGATTTATATAGCTGGTAATGCAGACTTAACAGTAGAAAAAGGAAACGTGACAATCAATGTTAACACGGGTAATGTAGATATGAAAGTGTTAAAAGGTAATGTCACCTCAGAGATTACAGAAGGAAATCTAAAAGCAGATATCCTCAAAGG